CACCTGCACCTGCACCTGCACCTGCACCTGAGCCTAATATTGTTTTAGATTCTGCTACCACTAAAGAAATAGCCGACCTAACAAACGACATAGCCAATGCTGAAATTAGACTACTAGAAGACTACGATAAACTTACTCCCGAGCAAATAGATAACCGCGAGAAAGCTATAGATAGAGCCCGTGAGAAGTTAAAAAGTTTGCAAAAACTAGCCGAAGATGCCTCTCCTATAACAGATGGTAAATTCAGTTTGTCTTTGCTTAGTAAAGTATCTAACCCTATTAACTATGGCACCGCTACTGTAAAAGCCAAAGCTTTTATTAACCGATTAAAAATAAAACCAAAACTTCGCGTGTTCAGAAACGTTGAAGACATGAAACTTAAGGCCCCCGAATTTTACAAAGCGGCAGCTGCCGCCCGCGCAGACGGTAAGATCCTAAGCACTGCGTCGGGGTACTCCTTTGGTGACGGTAACGTTGTAGTGTTCACAGATAACATAGTTGACAATCAGCATCTAAAAGTAGTCCTCGCACATGAGACTCTGGGGCACTTCGGTATGCGTGGTGTTATGTCGGGCAAAGACTTTAGTAGTTTGATGAACGCTGTGTACGATGCCAGTGAGATTGTTCGCTCCAGAGTAGCCGCCGCCATGTCAGCGCGCAGCGGTATGAGTAAAGCGGAAGCAGTTGAGGAGTATCTTGCAGACTACGCTGCGGCGCTTGATACAAGCCTTATTGCTCGTGTATGGGACAAACTTAAGAACGCGTTAAACAAAGTAGGTGTTAAATTTGGTGACGACGCAGCTAGGTACTTAGTAGGCCACGCTAGAAACTACGTTATAAACGGTAGTAAAAGCGCTGCGTTTGATAACACGTCTATAGGGATTGCGCTTATGAACTCCACCACTGGGGTTAACGACGCAAAGACCGGGCGTTTCATGGACAACAATACTATATCCAGTATGGGGCTTCTTGCAGGCGCTAGAGATGGAGCTACAAAGCTGTTATCTAATGAGGGGTTGCGCTCTAGGATGCGATCAATCGAAGAAAACATGGACCGCATAAAAGCTGAAGCGCTAAGCCTAACTAACTTTAGGTCTTTGCAAAATCCCGGTGCAAGAAAGTTTTACGAAATTATATTAGGCGCTAATAGATGGTCTATGAGTCTGAAGAACTCTGCCAACGAAAGACTTAAAGGGTACTTGGACAGACAGGTAACTCTGCTTCCGGGTAAGAGCTATGGTGCGGGCGTATCTAAAACAGAGAAAGCCACTATAGACAGAATGCTTTACGCTGCGCAGCGTTACGCAGTAGCTACTGCGGATCCTGTATCAAGTACTAGAAAGCCTGATCTAGTGTTTGTAAACGACCAAGGTGAAGTGGAAGTTAACACCGCGCGCTTAGAAGAACTTAAAAAGAAAGGGCGGCGCACGCTTAAAGATTTTCAGAACGGGTTTACGTATACAGTAGTAGAAGAAGAAAACATGACTGAAACGCGGCGCAACGAGTTACGCGCTGAAAAAGTTAGAGAGATGAACGCGGCGGCAACTCCCGCTGACAAAAACGCTATTGAAGCAAAATACGATGCGGAAATTGCTTCGCCGTACTATTTATCCGAACCTAAAAAAGTTACGTTCCCCGGAAACCCCGACCTAAAAGAAGATAGCGTGGAGTGGAGGCAGTATCAAAATATACGAGACGTAATGGACGACATAGATGTTCTACAAGTTAAAGCAAATTACACAGCGCATCTAAAGACTATAGACGGCGAGTTGGAAAGTATATCTTCTGCAATGGACGGTGGGATTACTCCTGCAGACAGAGTGTTTATTCTTAAAATGAACGAGAAGTACAACACGTTGTACAACAGTGGACGTACGGTGTCTGAAGACGGGCAAATAGTGTTTAGCCCCGCTTCAGTTTCTAAAGCTGATGATTTTCTTATTGCCGTTAACAAAGCCTTAATTGGTAAAGACAGTGATAGAGACGCAGTTGTTAAAGAATTTTTTGACGCAAGCCAGCAGACTGCTGTGGCTAACGGTATTACTGACTTCAAGTCTAGGTTTAAGTACGCGAATGGGAAACGCAAGAATGACCCAGATAGATATGTAGTCCAGAACAAGATAAAAGAAATTGCTATAAACGAGTTCTCAAGAGACGACAGCGGATTTTTCGCAGAGCGCAGTATTAGCACTGGGTATATACCTGTACTGCGCGAAGGACGCTTCCAAGTTAGAGTGCAAGCGCGAGACCCTAATACTGGCGAAATACTTAAGCTAAAAGATTCGGTTCAAGACAAACTCTCGTATCATCAAGTGGAGAGCATAGGCGAAGCCGGAGTATTAAGAGACCGCGTAAACGAAGTATTCGGTTCTGGCGACAACATCGTAGAGTTTCTCGACAAAAGCACAGGTAAGGTGTCCAGTAAAACTATCGTGGAGACAATTGTACTAGACGCTACTACTGGAGAATACGTTCTAAAAGATGTCGTGCTTGACGCAGTAGCAGAGAAAGCACTCGACGGTATAGGAACCCCTCCGCAGCTTAACCTTAATGAGTTTATTACAGGACTGCGCAGGTTCAGCATTAACCTAAAGCCAGAAAAAATGGAAGAAGTCATAACTGCTATGACTCGCCAAAATAACCGTGCCCGTAACAGATTAGAGCGAGCGTTCACTCCCGGTGCAGACCCAGATGCGGGTAAAGCAATATCGCAACATCTTGAGTCTCGGGCTTCCACCATTGCAAAAACATTGGCACGGCCTGACTTAGATCAGTTAATGGACCTACGGTTAGAAAAATCAAGGAAACTTTGGTACGCAAACGATGACAAATACTTAGCGGAGCTACAAGAACGTTTCGACACAGTAACCGCCAATCCTAAAGCGTCCGATATAGATAAAGCGCAAGCGCGTAGAGCGTTAGACGAATATAAATACCAGCAGGCAAGTACTTCCCGCACTAGTAAAGACGGCGTGAGTATGGCTATGACGTACTACGGGGAGTCCGCCAGAGCGTTAGCGTTTATGGAGAGCCAGACAAACCTAGACGAATCTGATTTAGGCTCTGGTGATATAGGGTCGCGCATACGTTCAGTTACAAGCCTTATGCAGTTAGGTGGTTCGCCTGCTACTGCAGCGCTTAACTTAATATCTTTAGTTACTAACACAATTCCGTATTTAGCTACGTACAATGACTACACCAGTTTCGGGGGCGGGTTTTCTCTAGGCGCGACTATTGCGGCTATGAGTAAAGCGGCATCTCAGGTTGGCACAAAGGGTGCCCTTGATGGAACTAAAAATAGAGCGTCGTATTATAAGCGCATGGCGGAGAGTGCTTCCGAGCTTAAAAAAGCAGGGCTAACAAAAGACGAAGCCGAGTTCCTAGCAGAACAGATTGACTCCGGTGTTGCGCAGCCAGCTTTAACTAATTCTCTAATTGCAACGGCTCGTGGGCGTGTCACTCAAGCGTGGTTACAAAAATCCATGGATGGGTGGATGGTGGGGTTCAACAGAACAGAATCTGCAGCTCGCCGTACAGCGCTTCTTGCTGCGTATAGGCTACAGTATGACCGTAGTAGGTTGTCTGCCATAGCAGCCGGTGACTCGCAAACCCAAGCCGACGCAGTTGCAAAGAAAGAAGCCAGTACGTTTGCAGTACGTACAGCCGAAGACACTCTCGGTGAGTACTCCGTAATGAACCGCCCCGCAATATGGCGCGGGGGCCCGCAACAGTTCTTATACATGTATAAGATTTTCCCTACCATGTCTGTACAACTACTTAGCAACATGGACAAGCGCGGGAAACTAATGATGCTTTCAGGTATCGTTGCGTTATCTGGGTTATCTGGTTTGCCGGGAGCTGAAGATCTTGAAGACTTAGCTGACACTATTGCAGCGCGCTTGGGCTTTAGTATCGGCAGTTGGAGACTGGAAGCAGCTAAAGCTCTCGATGAAGCCGTGCCGGGATTATCACCGTATCTGCTAAACGGTTTTGCTAACGCGATGTTTGCCGGTGATGTAGGTGGACGTACATCTCTAGGCGACCTTATACCCGGAACTTCTATTTTCTTACCGGGTACTAACGTAGGGCGTGACTTAAAGTCTATAGCTGGCCCAGTATTTGGCGCTGCTGAAGGTGCGCTTAACACCACGTTTGGGCTTGGGCAATGGGTGCTTAGCACCGCTGGTGTTATAGACACAAAAGTTTCACTTGAGAGTATAGCCCGCGAAGCGCCCGCAACCATGGTAAGAGCATGGGCTGATGCGTACGCTTACACACAAAGCGGCGCTATTGTAGATAAACGCGGCTACAAAGTATCGGAAGATATGTCTGCGTGGGATGTGTTTGCGCGAACGATGGGCTTCTATCCGTCTTCTGCTGCAGACTCGTACGATATAATCAGAGTCGCTCAACGTGTTTCAAACACGCAAAAACATATAGCTGCTAGTTACTATAACGCGTTTGTACAAGCACGTTTGCGGGGGGACAGAGACGCAGCTAACGAAGTATTGCGGGAAGTGCGCGAGTGGAACGCCAGAAATAAAGACTCAGGCTTAAAGATAAGCAACTTTGCTAAAAATGCGTACCGTAGACTTAGAGAAGCCCGCCGTCCAGCTAGAGAGCGCGCGCTCAAGGCTGTACCTATAAGCGCGCGGCAGCAAATGGCGTCAGGCGCTGAGTTACTAGGCTACTAGTTTAGCTTAGCGCCCGTGTCCATGGATTGTAAGCTGCCTAATGTTAAGTCACTAAGCTCCTCGTCCGCTTGGTCGAGGAGGGCCTGCATCCTTGGGTGCGACAAGTTTATACCTAACACGTATGATTGCGGCAACTGAATAGGGGTATGCTTGCCCAGTGAGAACTTCTTCGACTTAGGCGTTGCGTTTGCGTTCTCCGTGTTTAGGCTACTTACAAGGCTGTGCCAATCTCCCCCTTTAGATGACAGCCACTTGCGAAAATGCGTACTAGACAACATGACTGTGCCGCTGTCGAACATCTGGGCGACGTTCTTTCTGTACACATCTATCCTAACGTGGATGCTACCCCGTGGCACCCGAGCAAAGTCCATTATAGGCTTGCTGTCACCCATGGTGTGCATAACCCGCACTGTTTCAGCCGCCTGCTCGTTTATGTATTCAGCAATTAAATCGAAAGCGTCTATCTGGTTATCCGCGACGCTCTTTCGCAGCATAGGTAGTTGCGCAGTAGCCCATTTAATGCACTGCTCTGGCGTGTACTTTATTAGTCCCCAGCTGTGCGCCAGTCTAAGCGCTAAATCTGTGAGTATAAGTACTTGCTCCCAGTAGCGCTCCTGTCCTGTAAACTTAACACCATACCGAGAGTTAAACTTGTGCGTGGCTTCCGCGATCAGAGCGTGGATACCCGCCTCGCCTATCCCAACAAGTTTTTTAACGAACGCACGTCCTATGTGCCCGTAGTTATCGGTCACTAACTTGTACAGCTTTCGGCCTACTGCGCTGCTCTCTGAGAACAAAGACGTACAGGGAACCTGCAGCTCCAGCAGTCTAGCCATCTGCGCGTCTGTGTCTAATCCTGACGCTATTAACTTGCCGCTCATAGATTTGTTAGTGGATACCATACAGAACGTAGACCATGTTTTAGATTCGCGTTCTTCTGCGTTCCTGTTAAGTCTAGCTTTGTCCCTACCTTGGCTTACCCAATACAAAAAGTCACCGACTTCCCTGTCCGGCATTAGCGTAGTTTCGTCAATCGTTACAGGTAAGTTAGAGTACAGGCCAAACCTACTGAACAACGTGTTCTGAGTATACTTAGCTTGAAAGTGTAGCTTAGTGGGGTCTCCAAATACGGATTGCGCCATAAGCTGCGCCAATGACTTACCTCCCCCTGTATCGCCAAACAAAGATACTGTCATCCCGTTTAGCCCGGTAAACGCAAGCAGTGGTGATGCTAAGCTAACGCCTATGGCAAACATGTGTGCGTTAAGATCCGCTTTCGGTAGTACATTCGTCATGTTAGTCCACGTACTAGCTTGGCCCCGCTCGCCAAACATATCGTTCGCAGGGCGTTGACCGGCACCAGCTAAACGAATAGATTCCTCAGAAACTGACCCGTCAGTAGTTCTTTTGTACAACGTGTCACCGAGTACGAATATTTTGTACTCGTCCTTCCAGCCCATAGTGGCGTAAAGGTTTGTCATCGCCCGAACTTTGCGCAGCTCGTTCATATAAGATCGAAGCATCATCTGAAAATACTCTGTCTGTTTCTTGTTCTCAAGAACAACACCTTGGTCAGCAATGGCCGTAATAAAGTCTCTGTAAGTGCCGTCTGCCAAATGAGCCTGTCGCAACACTAAGTCCTGCCAACCCTCATGTGGGCGGTGCCACTTAAACCTACAGGTCTCGTAGCCCATTATCTCATCACGTCCGTAGCTCACCGGATACAAGTCAAAGCTACATACGTCTATATCTGTCTCGTCTACAACTCGCTTAATGCCGTACTGCGTACGCTTAAACGGTTTAGGTATATCTATCTCAGTTATAGCCCCGCTAGGTGCGTCCTGAGATGTATCAACTTCCCTGTGGTTGGCACCCAATCGAGCTGGCGTACCTATGTTCCCGCCAACTTTACATCCGCTACAGCCTTTAGGTCTCAGTGACTCAAACTTAGAACACGTTGCAGGGCCAGTAGCCGCGTCCTCCCACTGCTTTAGTTTTATAAGCGTGGCCTGCTCGCTGTAGTCTGGGTGGTTCTTACTCCAGTTTTTTGCTGTGTCTTCAGGGTTAGAGCAGTACGCAGCCACACCCATCATGGCGTACCAAAATGGTTCTTCTACTTTGTCTTGGTTGTCTACGCCCCAACCGATCTGCTGACATTTGGCGGTCACTACAGAAGCAGTGGCGGGAGGGTACTCGTAGTCAACAGACATAGCGGCAAGCAACCCGGACGGAGCTGTTAGTTTTTTTCCGGGTAGCGCAACAGGAGTCTGGTACTCCACTAAAAGATTAAAGAATAAATCTGGGTCTACGGGAGGGCTGTCCAGTAGAACCTCGACAAGTTTCCCGCCTATGGGGTTTATCGTTCCTACAGGTCGCAACACCCGCGCGCTATCAGACGGTACCGCCCAGTCTTGTTCAAAGCCACGTTGTATAGCCGCTTGCTTTAATGCAGTAGCTATAGGTGTCCACTCATCTACCTCTAACTCACGCTCCAGTACCCAGTACACATGCAGCCCGTTGCCTGACGAAACAATCATGGGCATAGGTAGCTTTAGCTCGCTAACAAACTTCTGCAGCGCAAGCACTGCAGCCTTCTTGTTTGGGTATCCTTTGTCCTCCTTACAGTCTAAATCTAACGCGAATGTCTTAAGCCGTCTGACGTTTGATTTTGCGCGCTTGTTGTCCTTGAACGCTGCTATAGCGTAGTAAACGTTCTTACTAGCAAGTCTTAGTTCTTCAACCCTCTCTCGGAGTTCGCCAACGGAATCGTGGAATGATTGTCGTGCAGTACCATTCTCTATATAAAGGGCGCAGTAAACGCCCTCCGCTGGCAGAACCCGTTGTAGAAATTCCAACGTGGTCATACATATTTGCCTTGTAATGCGGGGGCCGAAGCCCCCAGCTTAGTCTGCTAATAGTTCTAGCAGCGCCTCAAACCGAACATCATGCGGTATAGTAACTGCTTTAGCGGGGGGCCAATCCCCTTGCTTAACTAACAATACCAGCTGCTTAAGCACAACTTTAGCTTTTTGCTCGTTTTTTGCTCGTATAGGCTTACCATTTACCCAGCCGTGGTATGTCTGACGAGACACACCCAATAGCTTAGCCATGTAATCCATACTCAGGAACATGTGCCCGCGAAGTGACTCCACTTTATCAAAGTCCAGCGGTATGCTACTCATCGTCTAGTCCCTCCAACATATTTTCTATATCGCTAGTCATCTTATCCATTGCGGGGTCTGCGTCCGCGACAGGTGCCGCAACTGGCTCTTGAGCAGGTGCTTTAGCTTTGGCACCCCCAAACCCTCGTGCCGACGCTGGCGCGACTTCCTCATTCTTAGTCCAACTAGCATCTACAGGTGCAGGTTCAGGTTCAGCAACAGGCGCAGGTGTTTCTTTTATCAAAAGCGGCTTAGGCTTTTCCTCAACGTTTTCCTGTTTACCTACCGTTTCGGAGTCAACTTCACCCGTGATTTCTTTAACCTTGTCTGAGCCAAACAATCCCTCTACAGCGCTTTGAGTTTCGTTGTCTATAAACCCGCCAAATGTAAACTTCAAACGCGGGAACGACGCGTCAGTATCAAAAGACACAACGGTCTTTACAATCTCCGGCGGAAACCCACGTTGCCATAGCTCCTTAGTGTAGGTGTTGAGCCCCTTAAGCGCTGAAGGCGTTACCTGTAACAAGTACATAGAACCTCTAGGGTCTTCAGCTGGTAAAACTGCTAAGCGCTTCTGGTCCGAGCACGCTTTTATAGGTGCCCCAGCTGGAGTAGTCTTAGATCCCCAAGCATTCTGCGGGCATGACGCGCATAAATCGTTCTGAGGATTTGTGACATCTGCAGAAGGTCTAACCCCGTCAAGGGAAAAACAATCCGGCCCTGCCGGTTCAGCATCTTTGTCCCACTGCTGCGCGTAATACGTTTTACTACAGCGGGGATTAGCTCCGACTATAATTATTTCTAGCCTAGTATTGTCCAGAACAACTTCTGAACCGTCTTCTAGGATACGGAACCGCGAACCTTTAATAGATATGCGCGGGGGAGATTTCTTATCTTGCCCGCCTAACCCGCCGCCTAACGCTGTCGCTAATGCTGATGGCTTCCCAATCGCATTCATCAAATGAGCGGGAACTTTTACGGTCTCTGGAATTAAATTACTCATGGGTCTACTACTCTCCTTTTAAGGTAGGTTTTCTAATATTTATATTTAACTTGGTGCCGTAATTAACACCGGGTGGCACAGCCGAGTGCGCCTCTATATGCTCACGCACAGCGTTCTTGCTGACACGTTTCTCTAACATCTCAAAAGCCTCGTTCTCCTTTACAAATCCTAGTACAGCGTCCCAGTCCGCGACAGTCGCAAAGTCAGTCGTGGTTAGAAACGCAGTTCCACTTCCGGTCTTGAATGAGCTAACGCCATCTTGGTCAGCTTTATCCTTTAACCACTTCTCTAAATACACCATCTTCTCTTTTACTTCCGCAGCACGTTCTTTTGCTTCCGCTTCGATGGACTCCTTTTTCCGGCGTAGTTTTAAATACCCCGATATAACACTTTCAACTGTTGGCATTACTCCGTTCCTCTTTCAATAACTTCTAGTAGTAAATCTTGCAAAGCCTGCTTACTAGCCAGCCTCTGGTACATCTTTTCCTCTAAATCGGTGGCCGCTATGTGTACTACATTGCTCACATGCCGCTTGCCGATACGCTCTATACGCCCGTTGGCCTGCACATACTGCTCGTTGCTAGTGGTTGGCCCGTACCAAATTACTGTACTGGCCTCGGTCAAAGTTAACCCGTGCGCCATTGTTGCTGGATGCGCTATAAGCACGCGAGGGTCTTCGCTGTTTTGGAAATTATGGAATATGTCATTGCGTTTGTTTGCGGAGACTTGCCCGTTAACAACAGCGGTAGAAAACAGTTTATTTAACTTACTTTCTAACATGTGCAGCGTACCTGTAAGCGGCACGAACAATATGACTTTACCTCCAGCCTCTTGTATAACTTCTTTAACCGCTGCTACGCGGTCATTGCAGTCCAGTTCAATGTTCTGCCCGTCGTCGCTGTAAGCAACGCCGCAGGCTATCTGAACAAGTTTCTGTAATCTAATAGCCGCGTTTACCGCAGTAATTTCAGCGCCATCATGCGCCGTGGAAGACGTTATAAAGTGCTTGACCATAGTCTCGTAGTGAAAACGTTGCTCAGCAGTCATCATTACTCTGCGTGTTTGCACTACTGTGTCAGGCAAATCAAAACACTCGTCGCGCGTATACCTAACCGACGGCTGCAGTACTTTACTTACAATGTCCACGCTCTCTGGGCGGGCGATAAATTTCCACTGCCCTACCTTCATCATTACCTGCTCTTTAAACGCTCCGGTCATTAGCCAAACCCGCGCGTTCTCGTTACGCGCGATAAACTTACGAAACATTTTAAACCGCACTGTGCTTGGGTTGCGTAAGACGGTTGCCTCGTCAACAATTATAAGGTCAAACATGTTGTGGGCATCTTCAGATATTATCGAGAACCCATCGTGGTTGATAACGTAGAAGTCAACATCTGCTTTTAGCAGCTTCTTGCGTCTTGCCGCTGCGCCATGTAGCACAACGTGTTTACGATGTATCAAACCCGTAAATATCCCGTCTCCCCACACTCGCTCAAGAGTAGACAGCGGCGAAAGTATTAGTACCTTCTTAACTACGCCAGCATTCATCAAGTAGTCTGCGGCCCACAACGCGCTTTGAGTTTTGCCTGTGCCTATCTCGTTCAACACTAAGCACCTACTGTGCATGGTCAAAAAAGCAGCAGTCATACGCTGGTGGTCGTACGGAGTAAATCTACCCGGCCAGTCGTAGTAGTGCAGGATGGGAGACGGGGCTTTTATGCCTAATGCTCTTAGGCTGGTGGATTCTTTGACCCTATGTGGAATTACTACTAGGTCTTTACCTTTAAACTTGTACGGCTTAGAGGTAGGTACCGTGCTCAATACACGTTCTGGGTTACTTAGATTAAGTAGTAACGCCTTTGCTTTCTCTATTACTAGCATCAATGAACTCTCTAACTTCTTCTATTGTGGCTTGGTCGTAAACAACGAAGCACTTTCCTCCCGCGTTCTCAATGCGGGCCATTATCGCAGTCTGCAGTGCGGTAGGTTTTCTGCTCTTATTGGCCTTACACTCGACACCGACAAACCGTCCGTTAACTATAGCAACACGATCTGGTATTCCTGCGCTTCCAAACGGGCCAGCCTGCGGACTGTACGCCCAAACTCCTTCAGCTTGCAGCATCTTATCTAACGCTTTTTTTATTTTACCTTCAGGAGTTTGGGCCATTTATATACTACACCTACTGTTAAGTTTGTCAACTTAAACTATACATACTCGCAAAATCTCTTACACGGACAGAAATTACACAAGCCACTTGGCCTAGCAGGCCAGTTATCTGTTTTAGCGGACTGCTCTATGCGCGCTATCTTACCGAGTAGCTTCTCCCACAACTCTGGTATGTCCGCGCGCGTGTAAGATTTTGAGTCCATAGTTAAGTCTTTAAGCCACACAAAAGATGTGTTTATTTTCTTAACATCTTGCCTATGGGTGAACACTTGAAGGGCAAACAACTCTAATTGACTGGGGTCAGGTCTGCGCTTACCTGTTTTCCAGTCGAACATAGCGCCTACACCGTCTTTAATAATTAATACGTCTATCTTACTTCGTAGCCAAGCGTCTGCGTCCCACCACCCTGTAGGCTTTAACGAGGCATTGAGCGTCATCTCCTCCTCTGGCAGCA